TTCTCCTTCATTTCCAGTTGGAATTTCTTCTACTTCATATCCCTTATTTTTAAAGAAAGATTCTATTTTTCTTATTTCTTGAGATTCAAATAGCCTACCTTCAGCTAAATATTTTCTTAAATCAAAATTATCCATTTGTTTTTATTTTAATTCACTCATTATGTCTTCTACAACATTCATAAAGTCGTTCATATCTATATTACCATCCATTAATTGGTCAACATGAAATATCATTTCTTTCTTTAATGAATCCTTTTTAGATCTACCCATTTCCATTTCAAATTCTTCATCATCAATGTACATTTGTTCATTTAATTTATCTTCTGCTAATGGATCAATTTGACCTTTTTTTATTTCATCTTCAGGTGCAAAATATAGCCAAACTATAGTGCCCTTATCATCAAACCGAGAATCTGGGATATATGTTTTGGGGTATTCTTTAATTATTTCTTCTGCTTCCTTATCACCTTTAACAGCTATAGTTATTTCAGGTTGAATAAATTTTTTATTTGGTTGTTTTAGTTTTAACCCTCCATACATTGCTAATATATCAGCGTCAGGTCTTTTTTTAAACTCATCTGGTACATCATTAAAATTATCTACAAGTTCTACTTTATTTCCATCGCTTACTAAATTAGCTATCATTCCCTTACCAAATTGCTCAGATTTAGCTCCAAATAAATTTTCATATAATTTACCTTCAGCTAAATATTTTTTTAAGTCAAAATTATCCATTTATTTTTATTTTTAAATCAGTTGTACCTTTGTGTATTCTATGAATACGATGTTTAGTTATAAATATATTATCACCTTCTACTAATTGTAAAGGTAATTCATTATCAAATTGAAATTTCCATCCTTTACCTTCTAATATCTCAATGTTTCTATCTTCATCATCCATATGCCAAATTAATTCCATAGGATCTACATCTTTAGAAAATATTCTTATATTAGAACTATCTAAATAAGGTTTCATTTTGATTTATACCAATTACCACTACCTCCAAATGCTCCAGCACAGAAAGGATAGCAATCAGCAGTACCACCACCTACAAAATTACCATGAGTACCCCAAGTTACTTCTATTCCTCCAGCTCCATCTCCACCTGAAAATACTCCAAATGTAGTAGTTGAAGTTAGAACACTTAAATCAGTATAAATCATATCACCAACTATAGTTAAACCACCTGGAGCACCAACTCCACCAGCATTTCCATAGAAAGTCCATGTTACATCTCCTACCTCTAAAGTAACAACCATGTGAGTATAGAAAATAAAACAATCTAATTCTACAGTTGCAAAT